CTCCAGTAATAGCTACCCGAAGCCGCTCCAGCGACTCCAGCGTTTTCGTGTACTGCACCGCGTCGTGCTCGGAATATCCCGCATCGTACATCAGGATGCCCTCGCGCTCACGACGCCATTCCGCCCATTCAGCATCGGTCCATGCCTTCATGTACGTAGTGACTTTCCGCGTAATTCGATTTGTTTTATCGGTTTAAGTCGGTCCATAGCGGCGTCTGCTCTGGAGGTATTGCGAACGCCGTCTTCGCCGTCCCCGGTACGCTCCCGCATGATGATTGCCATGTCCCTGATGCTCACATTGCCCGTGATGATGGTCTTGCGACCCGCAGACATCCGCGTGTTCATCAGTTCCCAGAGGGCATCGATGCGATCAAGGCTCCACTTTGCCTTGTCGATGTCGTCCAGCAGCAAAACATCGGCGTGCTTCCACGCATTGAACAGGCCGTCATTGTCTTTGAACAGGTCCGTGGTCTTCACGAACTGTCTGGCAGTGGTTTCCGCGACATCCAACCCAGCCACGAAAGCCTTTCTAAGGACCGCCAAGGCCATGAAGGTCTTTCCCGTCCCTATGTGACCATGGATGTAGAGATTTTCGCTCCTGAGCCAATTACGGGCCATTTCCCAGCCTTCTGGGTTCATATTCTCGATGGCCTTGTCGGATTTCGAGAACGAAGCATCCCTGAAATGCTCCATGACCAGTCCACGACGCAGTAAATCGTTGTACCGCATACGGCACGTCGCCTTCAGTTGCTCGCGCTCCAGTTCCTTGTTCTTCTTCTCGGCACAGGAATCGCAGTAAGCGTCCACATCGTTCAGGAACTCCAGCATTCCGTGGCAACGCTCGACCTGCATATGCTCCTGACAGCCGGGACAGATGCGCGTTTCAAGCAAATGGTCCATCATATCCCTCCGGTGCTTGGTAAAGATCCCGTTTCTGCTCGAAGGTCTTCCCGCCATAGGGATCCTTGCCCCATTCCCCATCCAGTATCTTCCGCTGGTGGTCAGGACGCAGCATCATGGTCAACGTGCCCTTGGTAATCCACAGCATCTCGATGGCTTTCGTCATCTGCTCAGGGAAGGCTGCAATCCATTCAGGCTCCCTTGCGCGACCATCAAGCAACTTACCGGCTTCACCGGACGGAATCTTCGAGCACTTCGCCCACTTCGGGTTCTTCGATGCAAACGAGTTGTAGACATCAATGATGTGCTGCTTGTTCTCGGAAAGATGATTATCATGTTCCTTTTTTTCTTTTCGGGGATCAGGAATCAGAACATCAGGAATCAGAACATCAGGTTTCAGAACATCAGGAATCAGCCCAACTGGTATCATACTAGGATCGATCTTGGATCGATCTAGGATCGAACCGGGATCGAACTGGGATTGATCCGGGATCGAACTAGGCTTGTCTCGTTCTTTTTGGATCGGGTGCTGGTGTTTCAGGAAGTTATTTACTTGTAGGTACTTACCGTCTCCATACATGGTTATAAACCCCGTGTTGTGTAGTTCGAGGAGCATCTGGTTTATGTCTAGATGCTGCTCATACGGGAAGATAGACATCAAGATCCGCTTGGGGCGAAGCTCCATCCTGCCTTCCCAGTCACACAAGCACCAGAGTCCGATGAAGAGAAGCCTCGTGTGAGCGGATAGCTCTGGGAGGACTTCGTTCTGGAAGAATCCGGGCTTGATGTTGCGTGACCTCACTTCCCATCCTCCACCACGATGGAGAACATGAGTTTGTGGTTTAATCGGTCGTAGTGTTCTTTTATCAGTCCGTTTTTGCGAAGATTTCTCCTTGCAGTGGACTGCTCTAAGTATGTAAGCCCAGTAAGTGACTCTATTTCATCAGATGGCAAATAGACCATCTGACCATACGCGCCCCTGTCCATAAGCATCGAAAAAAACAAAGCACTCGTAACTGACCCACATGTTTTCCTGAGGTGTGGGTAATAAACGATGCTCTTCATAATCTGTGCTGTCGTACTCATTCCTTAATCCCCCACGAGCACGTAGCCGGTTATTTGCTTGTTGTGAAGAAAATCCTCTCCGGTTTCTTCTTCAAAATAAGACAAGAACTCATTGCCCATCCACATAGCGACAACAAACCTTACTTCTCCGTCGTCTTTTACTGAACGAATAAGGTATTCCTTGCCAACAGTAAAAGGAATCTTGATCATCCTCATTTCGCTTCCTCCGGTTTGACGACCACACCCTCAAGGTATTTATCCAAGTCCTCCTTCTCGTAGTAGGCCCGATTTCCGATGACTCGGAACTGGACCCGTGGCTTGCTTGTGAGACGCCAGTACCGCATTGTTTGGTAGTGAACACCCAAATACTTTGCTGCTTCTGCTTCATTTAGTCGCATACAATCTCCTCTCAGTTGATGACTCGCAATAATATATAACTTTACTTTAACTTTGTCAAGCCTTTAATCGGGATATTTCCAAAAAAATACCTTGGTCGTTGACAAGCTCGGGAATCTGTGTTACTTTTCCGTCAGATGGGGTAGTTACCATCGGTTTGTGTGTGGATACGTTTTTCCGGTCCGGTGCCCACCGTAAAGCCCGTAGTGGGGACTACACTGGGCCGGTTTCAGGGAGTGATTGGCTTGAGTGATGCGTTCGCGATAGACCCAGACCATCCGATTACCAAGCTGGACCCCGCCCGACCAAAACACTGGTTGGTGGCGCGGCTTCTGGCGCATGGTGTCTGTGATGAGAGAATCGCGCAGCACGTAGACATCTCAGAGTTCACGGTAAAGCAATACGCTCGTAATCCGCAGACTCAAGCCATGATTGAGCATCTTGACGACATCAAGGCCGAAATCGACCTTCTTAATGAAGAGCGGTTCAACGACCTTCAGTGTAAGGCCATCGAGGAGATGGAGAAGGCGCTTCACGACGAAGCCCTCTCCACCGAAGCCAGACTACGGCTTTGTACCCAGATTCTCGACCGCCATCCCAAAGGCAAATACGTCAAGAGCCAGAAGAACAAGGTGGAAACCGGACCCACGGCCACCAACGAGCTTATCAACGACCTCAAGCGCCGCAGCCACATGGCCGCAGCCGAGGTCATAGACATCACACCAAGCCCGACTGCCGCCCCTCAGTCGGTTCCTCCCGCACAAGCCCCAGACTCGGTTCCCACCCTCCCACTGTCCGAGTCTGGGGCTGCTCCATTTGAGGAGGACGAAGCATGAGAGAGAAGATCGCCAAGAACTTCTACCGTGACGAGTTCGAGTGCAAGTGTGGCTGTGGCTTCGACTCCGTAGACGCCATGCTGGTTCATGGCCTACAGCGACTCCGTGACATCATGCAGGCCCCGGTACACATCAACTCCGGTTGCCGCTGTGCCGCCCACAACGCCACGCTCGACAACAGCAGCACCAAGTCCCAGCATGTGCTTGGGAAGGCCGCTGACATCCGCGTGAGCGGGTACACACCGGAAGAGACGCTGGACTTCGCCAAGATGCTTTCCGAGTTTGCCGACTCCGGCATTGGGATATATGACACATTTGTTCACCTAGACGTTCGTAAGGGACGTGCGCGGTGGGACTACAGGACGAAGAAATGAGCTACGACGAAGAGCGACAGCTACAGCAGTTTGTCCAACGGACCCAACAGGCCATCCAGTTGCTGTTCCAGCAGGGATTCGCTGCCGGTGTCGGGGCAAACATCCACAAGGGCGAGAAAGAGGCTATCCGTCTCGGCGCTCTGGCTGGACTCGCTTGTCTTCGTGGCCTTGACGACGCCAACAAAGAAGGCGCGGCCCAGATGGACCAGAACTTCGAGTCCATCATGGAGCGTTTCTTTGGCGAGTCCGATAAACCCAAAGTTGAGATAGCCCCGGCCTCCGCGCTCGCGAAGAACGGCAAACTCGTACACAACTGAGGACAGCACAATGGACGCCATTCAGGACTTATTCGAGTACATCAACTGGTTGCTTTCCGCGCTCGACCGCATTCTCGATTTTGCGCGGCAAGAGTTGGGCCTGTAGCCATGAGCCAGTACGGATACGCCAAGCGGAAATACAACGTCCGCACCACTGCGCTGGGACTCGGAACGATTCTCGTGGCTGTGGTTGGTGCGTTGATTGCCGCGTTTGACGGCGACCCCGCAACCATGGTCGATACCGACACCACGATTGCCGCACTTACGGCTGGCCTCGGGTTGATCTTCGCGAGAGATTCGGGCGTGACCAGTGAAGAGGCAGGCGCAAAATGAAGTACCTACCACTTGTGTTCATTCTTGCGGGTTGCGCCAGTAACGGCGTGACCGTACATGAGAAGACCGCCGAAGGGTATGAGTTTTCCATGACGCAGAAGACCCTGAGCACATGGGGTTCACGCACGGAAGAAGGCGCAGGGTCCGTAGATTATGAAGGCACCAGTCCAGACGGCTCAGGTTTCAAGCTAAGGGCTGGTGCGGCTGTTCAAGGACAACAGGCAGGGGATCCATCAGGGCTTATCCTCGGGGTGTTCCAAGCTATCATGCCCGTGCTGTCCAAGGGTATGGATTCTGAACCTACAGTTGAAAACTCTGACGTGCAGGTTGCTGTAGATGCTGAGAAATTGAGCGAGGCGATGGACCTCATCGAACGCATGATCGAACAGCAGAACGCTATACTCAATACCAAGAATAAGTAGGCGACGATGCAAGAGATCCTAGAAAATGAAGCGCAAGAAGAGATTGGCAGGGAACGCCGAATGGGAATGGAAGAACTTCTGCAAGGACAAGCCAGAGTCGAGGAACACATGAAAGACCTCTGCAACCGCGTTGAATGGCTCGAAGAAGCAGTGCGCGGGAACGGCAAGCCCGGATTGAACCAGCGACTCGCCTCAATTGAAGACCAGTTGAAGCGAATAGAGTATTGGGGTGGCTTCTGCGCCAAGATCATGATGCCCATGATCGGTGCGATATTGCTTGGCGGGATAACAGCATTCATAAAAACGGTGGTATAGACCATGGCATTCAATGACATCAAGAGCACAGGCGAGCGAATTAGCGCCCTTAAATCCATTAAGGCGCAGCTAGACCAGTGCATCCGTCAGTGCCAGCTTGCCCAGCAGTTCTACGGCAAAGAAACAGGCTCGGACTCCTATGGTGATTTTGACCTGCTCTGGGAAGGCATCTACGACAGGCTCGCGATAGCCTCCAGCGCCGCAACACTTGCTGGCGCAGAGCTTACCTCGCTCCTGAACGACGACGGATTTACCTTTCGGTACGAATGGGTCATTGGAAAGCGGAACGTCACTAAGTTCAACTTCAACGCGGCAGCAAATAGCTGCGTGATAACAGCCACAAACGCAATCGTTATCGATGCTGGTGTGGTACTCGTTGCTGGTGATGTCATTCTCATATCGGGAACTGCCAGCAACGACGGAACAAGGTATGTGGATAACGGCTCCACTGGAAGCACAATAGAATTTACCGGCAATATTGTCGATGAGGCAAATTGCACAACGCCGGGAGCCAAGCTCGAACTCATCGCGAGACTCGTATAGGAGCCAGACATGGCAGTAGCAACATATTACGACCCGAAGGGCAATAAGCTCCCGCAGAAGGCATGGGCGACCGTGGTTTCTGCGGCGGATGGCTCTGCCACGGAATATATCGGACCACTGTACGGACGGCTCGACACGCTGATCTACACGAAGACCGATTACGCCGATACCGTGGACTTCACGATTACCAAGGAATCCACGGCTGAAGGTATTTGGACTGAGGCTAACGTGACTGCCAGTGACCTAACACGGCCCCGCGTGATTACGCAGGACTTGGTGGACGCCGACAGCACTACGCTCGTGATTCGTGAGCCTATCCTGTTCGCTGGAGAACGCATCAAGATCGTTCTCGCGTCGGCTGGTGCTGCAAAGACCGGAAAGTTCACGGCGCTTCTTCGTTAATCAGTAATACTTCGGGCTTGAAGTACGATGGTTGGATTTAGATTGGAAACATAGCGGACTCGCATCCACACTTGGGGTGGATACTGGGGAATCGTGGTTACAGGAAATGCTCCTGAAGTCCATGGCCTCCACCGAGTACTTTTGCCGCACCTTCCTAACGGACACCTACTACAAGAAGATGACCCACCAGCAAAAAGCTGCGCTGGCGTCTATCGATGACAACACCATCCCTAAACTGGCGCTGTGTTGTTTTCGAGGCTTCGGTAAGTCGTCCTACGGGGAAGCCACGGCCATTAAGGGAGTCTGCTTCCGGCAGATGCCACACGCTATGTTCGTCGGTTCCAACGAAGAACTCGCTACGGCCTCGACCGAGAACATCAAGACCGAACTGATGACGAACCCCAACATCGTTGAGTTGTTCGGTAAGTTCAAGCCGGGAAAGCTCACGGAGATGACCTACGGCTTCTCCAAGAAGTCCTACTTCCTCGTGGACCCAGTAACCGGCAAGTCTATCTCGTTCATCCATCCCAAGGGTGCCAAGCAGCGCGTGCGCTCTACCCGCATGAAGGTGGATGGCCGCACATGGCGTCCCTACTTCATCTCCATCGACGACCTTGAGGACGATGAAGAGGTATTGAACAGCGAGACCCGCGCCAAGCTCAGTCGCTGGTTCCATAACGGCCTGCTTCACTGCGTTGACACCAATCGGCCCAACCCGAAGACGAACCGCTGGAACGTGGACACCAAAGACCCGTTCTGGATACCGCCGTGGCGCATTCTCTACACCGACACGCTCAAGCACGCCGATGCCCTGATTGCGCACATCCAAGCCGATACCGAGTGGGTCAGCCACAACTACCCGCAGGCCGAGTTCCGGCTGGATAACGATGGCCGAAAGCGCCTGTACTCGCTGGTGCCCGAAATCATCACGACGGCGCAGGTACGTGTGGAATACGAAGCGGCGCGTGCCCGTGGTGGACTTACCGGCTACTGTCAGGAAAAGCTCTGCTCTCCGATGTCGGAAGAAGATGCCTGCTGGAAGCGGGAGATGTTCCACTACTACGACGAGCAGACCATTGGCGATACCACGAGCATGTTCGGCCTGAACAAGAACGCCGACATGGACCGTTTCGTCATTGTTGACCCTGCCCGTACCAACAACATGAAGTCGTGCCCAAGCGGCATTCTCTTCTGTGGCGTGGACTACAAGACGGGACGCATCTACTTCCGCAAGGAAATCAACCAGCGCATGTCTCAGGACGAGATGCTGGATTGCACCTTCAACACGGCCTTCGATATGAACACGCGCATCATCGCGGTGGAAATCACGGGCCTTGGCGATGCTGGTAAGTGGATGTGGATGAACTACGCGCAGATGAAGGGCTACAACCAGTTCGAGTTCATCTGGTTGGAAGCCAAAGGACTGCCCAAGGGCGACTTTGGTAAGGGCGACGATGCCCCGAAGCGTGCTCGTGCCAGCCAGATTCTGCCGTACTACCAGCAGCACATGGTTTACCACGACGTATCGCTCAAGGGTGGTGCTCTCGAAGGACAGGAACTCAGCTATCCCATGTCTGTCCAGTGGGACATCTTGGACTGCGCCGGGTACGTGCCGACCATGCTCGACATGTCTGGGCGCTGCTTCGACGCCACGGCCACCAAAGACTCCGATCCAAAGCCTCTTCGATTCGAGGACAACATAGACTGGGATGAGATGACCGCAATGCTGCGCCAAGGCGCTGGGAGGCGCGTATGAAGAGCTATGGCGATTACCCTCGCGGACACCAGCGTTCCGAATATGGCGCTATCGACGGCAAGAAGCACAAGTACAAGTACCCGCGTGAACTTCCGTTGCAGCCCGACAGTGAACTGCATAGCAAGCTCCTGAACAAGATCCTGGACCTCTGCGAGTACTCCAAGCGCGTTACGGACGGCAGTAAAGCCGAGTGGAAGAAGATAGACCATTCGCTGAACGCCTACGTGTCGTTGGACGAAGCCGAAGCGTGCCTCAAGAATAAAGACCCGCGCCAGCCGGTGAACATCGTTATCCCGATGTCCTTCGCGAGCCTTGAGACGTTCCTGACCTACTTCCAGAGCGCATTCATCCAAGACCCTATCCATCGCTACCGTGGTCACGGCGAGAATCGCGTGGGTGCCATGCTCATGGAGCGCATCGTCAACAAGCACAGCCAGTGGTTCAAAGAGCCGCTGAAGCTGGATACGATGTGGCGCGACGGCCTGACCTACGGCTTCGGTGCTGCCCACGTTAGCTGGTCGAAGAAGCGCGTAAAGAACACCATCTCCACAGAAGTGGACGAACTGCTTCACGAGGCCCTGAAGGGTACGCAGTTCAAGTCGCAGATCGGTGACATCATCCGGTACATGGAAGACGGTGTGGCCTACGAAGGTAATAAGCTCTCCAGTATTGACCCGTACCGCATCTTCCTCGACCCGCGTGTAAGCCCGAACGACTATCAAGAGTCTGGCTTCATCGGCTGGGTGGATGATGGCGACCTGTACGACCTTCTGGAGCGCGAGCGTGACGCCGACGAAGGCATATTCAACATGAAGTACGTCGGTGAGATGTCGGAGCGCAACTTGTCCTTCTCCCGCTTCTACAGCGACGAGACGGGCCGTAACACGCGCCAGCAGAACGAGAACGCCATGCTCTACGCGAGTGGCGAGAAGTACAGCAGCCCGCCCGTACACCTGATTCACATGTACATGAAGGTTATCCCGGCGCAGTGTGGCCTTGGCGACGGTGAATACCCCGAAGTCTGGGAGTTCACGGTTGCCGGTGACAGCATCATCATTCAGGCCGACCGCTTGGACCTCGACCATGGCATGTACCCGATTGTCATGTGTGCCCCGAACACGGACGGCCACAGCGTCGTGCCGGTGTCGTACCTCGCCACGGGCTACGGGATGCAGCAGTACATCGACAAGCAGTTCCATCTCATGATCGAGGAGCAGCGCACCTGCATCAACAACAAGATCGTGGTGGACCCCAACGTCTTCGAGATGTCGGACGTACTGGATACCCGCAATGGTGGCGTAATACGCGCACGTCGGAGCAGCTACAACACGCCCCTTGCCGAGAGCATATTCCAGCTTGGAATCACGCCGGTAACGCAGCAGAACGTTGCGAATGCCAGCGTAATGATAGACCTTTTGCGCCAGTCGAACGGAACCACTGATATAACAATGGGCAATCTCTCCGCTATGCCGGAGCGCCCAACAGCTACTGGTATCGACGCCGCCAAGTCTGGCGCACTTTCAAGATTGCAGCGTGTTGCTCAAATTATAGGCAGGCAGTGCATGGATGACTTGGCGTGGCAGTACGCCTACAACACCATCCAGTTCATGTCCCAGCCCATGTACGTGGAGATTGCCGGACGCTACGAAAGCCAGATGCGCATGGCTTACGGCGTGGGTCCGAACGCCATGGGAGAGGTAGAGGTCGGTCCATTCGACTTGCAGCCCTATTTCGACATCGAACCTCGTGACGGCGCTCTGCCGAACAACGAGAACGCACAGGCGTGGACCACTATCATGCAGACCCTGCTTGGCGTCGAAGGCGTTGGCGCACAGCTTGCCAGTCAGAGCGACATCTTCAAGATATTCGCGCACTGGGCACGCATCATGGGCGCACGCGACATCCACGAGTTCATCAATGATGGCGGACAGATGCAGCAGATGCAGCCGCAAGTAATGCCCGACGAGCAAGTCGCTCAGCAGGCACAGGCCGGAAACATCGTACCCATGCAGGACTTGGCCGTATGAGACCCACCGACGTAAGAGAGCTTGGCGCAATAGCGTCCATAGCGATTACCAGCGCGGACTATGCCGAACTGATGGACTGCAAGGCGTTCCGGCGCATGGCGCAGTTGCTGTACGGGACCGTAGATGGCCTGTATGGCGACCTGATTCGCCCCGGACTCGGTAACGAGCAGATGCACTTCCTTCGTGGCCGCATCTCAGCTATGGAAGAGATTCTTGGCATCAACAACATGCTTGCCAGTGAAGCGCACTACGGAAGCGTGGCCGCGAAATCTGAAGATGGACCCATGACGGATGGCGATGATGCCTTCCGCACCGAAGTAGAGAACCTAACCAGAGGAAACAACAATGTCTGACGAGACAAGTACCGCGACGGAATCCGTCGCACCGAAAGCGACTCGGCATGTGCCGGATCTGTTCAGCGAGATTCTGGTCGGTGGCCCCGAAGAGAATCCCGTGGCGCAGACCGTGGCCGAAGAAGCGCAGCGTATCGTGGAAGACCCCACGACCTACGTTCAGGAAGAAGACGACGTTCCCGGTGTCGAGATGACCCCGGAAGAGATCGTGTCCCAGCACATCGCCACGAAGAAGGAAGCTGAACCGGAAGCCGAAGAGGAACCGGAAGCTGATGGCTTTGACGCATTGCTGGCACAACTCAATGACTTGGCTGGACAAGCCCTCGGTCAGCAGGCCGTAGCAGCCCCTGTAGCTGCCGTGGAAGCGCCCGACCCTGTTCCTGTGGCTCCCGTGCCTGTAGCGCCCGTACAAGCGTATCAGCCCGTATCAAACTTCAATCTCGACATGGACAGCGACACGCTGGTGGACACCATCACGGACCCGACGCGGTTCAAGGAGTTCCTGACCGGCTTCGCACAGCAGATCGAGACACAGACCATGCAGCGGATGCAGGAGGCCATGGTGGTCACGGCATCCCGCGTGAATCAGGCAGAACGCCTCGAAGCACGCATTCGCAAGGAATACCCCAAGCTGGCTGAACTGGGAACGAACTTCGCCGTGCTGGCAATGCGCCAGTCCATGGCCGCTACGCCCAATGGCGATGACGACGCGCTGATGGCGGAGTTCGACAAGCGGGTATCCCCGGTGATGAAGAAGAAGGCCGCAATCGAGAAGTCGGCAAAGATCGACGTTCGCGGTGGTCGCTTCCGTCCCGGTGCCGCAACACGCGCTGGACGCCCCAACCAGACCCAGCACAAAGACCCGACGCAAGAAGCGTTGGAACAGATTGCAGCAGTGTCTCCTGCCGGACGTTCGGCGGACCTGATGCAAATCATCGGTGCCTACTAACCCTCGAAAGGAGGTGATTTTATGCAAAAAGGACAATCAGCACGAGACATCGCGATTGGAGCGGCTTCCGCCAGTGCGATTACCTATGTCAGCGCGGCGTACACCGTACTCCCCACTGACCGCGTAATCCTCTGCACGGGCACCGGAACCTACACCGTGACGCTCTGCCCTCCGTCCGAGTTCCCGGCCAATGAAGATCTCTTCATTAACAAGACTGCGGGCTCTGGCGAAGTCACCGTGTCCACCCCCACGGGTGGTCTGCGTGCGACTCCCTTGTTCACCGTTGACGGACTGACCGCCATTGACGACTACAAGTGGCTTCGCAACCTGCACGGCGTTGAATGGGTGGAAGTCAAAGAGACGACCACCTAATCCGGTCTGAAACCTGAAAGGAGGTGACAAATATGAGTTCACCAATCAACCGGAAACTCGGCGGTCTGACCGGCGAAATGGCGCGGATGGGTGTGACTATCACGCCCGGAAATACGCCAGAAGAAACCGAGTTCGATTTCGACGCACCACTTACTCTTGGAAACAAGAATGTGCCCCGTATTCACCAAGTCGCTATGGCGGTTGTTGACACTGCGGGCGGTGTGGCTGCGTTCGAGAATCCGTTGGATGTCGCAATTCTGATCACCCGTCTGGTGCTGGAATGGACCACGCAATCCACTGGCGCTTGCACCCTCAGTGCTGGCGTTGCGGCTGATGCGACCACGCTGAATGCCGGTCTTGTTTCTGGTCAATCCGTGGCTTCGGCTGCGGGAACGGTATCGTCCACGGTTCCGAAGCGTTGCGCCGCAAATGGCGTAAGCGGAAGTTTCGTGACGGTATCCGTTGCGTCTGGCGCGTCGGCGGGCCTCGTAGGCCGCGTCTACATCGAGTACGTACCAATTGGTTAATGCTGGACCCACGGCGCACCGTCCAAAGTAAGCCGTGGGCCAGCAAGGCAAGGGTGCAAACCCCGTAGGAGTAGTTTACTCCACGGAGCGCGGCCCGTAAAGGAGTAAACAAATGGCACTCACCAACACCTTTGTACAAGGTCCGGTGAGCACAGCGGATCGAGTTTCCAATATCCATGCGGAAAGTTGGAATCCCGAAGTCCATGTGCAGATGGCTTACGAGCGGTATCCGATGATGACCATTCTGGATGAAATGTCCAAGAATGACGCCACCATCAAGTCTCGCAAGCATCACTGGTTCAACGAGGCTTACAACAGCTACTCGGGAACCATCACCGACGTGTACACCAACGCATCCCTCGCGACCGCCTACACCTCTGGTGCTGTGGCCGGTTCCGTGGTGTTCCTCAAGCTCCCCAGCGCCGACGTGAAGCAGATTCGCGAAGGTGACGGTATCTTGATCAACAACACCACGAACAACATCCTGCTTGTTGGCAACGTGACCTCCAGCGTAGCTACCGGATCCGACTCCACGTCTTACGTGGCGGTGAAGATGCTTACGGCTGACACCGGCTCCGATCTTGCGCTTACGACTCTTCAGTGGAGTCTTCAGGCGGACGCTCAGGCCGAAGGTTCCGAACTGCCCGTAGGCGTCTCGTTCGACCCCACCGAATACGAGAACCAGTCCCAGATCTTCATGGAAGCTGTGGAACACACTGGCTCGGAAGTCGCGGAGTCTGAACGCATCAACGGCACGAAGGTCGCTCGCGATCTCAAGGCTGCGATGACGCGGTTCAAGATGAAGCAGGAATGGACCTACATGTTCGGCAAGACGTACACCACGACTGGCTCGAACAGCAAGCCCAAGCGTTTCATGCAGGGTGCCTACTGGGCCTTACAGGATAAGGCTTCCGCGAACATCATCGACTGGCGTACCGCTTCCGGTTACTCCGGTTCGTGGGCGTCCAGCGGCCTGAACTGGCTCAAGCAGATTGCGCTTGACGCCAGCACCTACTCCGAAAACAGTGTGAAGATGGCCTTCTGCGGTAACGCCGCTTGGCAGGCAATCAACGACGCTGTTGAGGACCGTGGGTACTTCAAGCTGGAAACCCGCCAGAACGCATTCGGCATCCGCATCAAGACCCTTGTGGGCTTGACGCAGGACTGGAATCTCATCCTGTCCCCCACGATGTCCACCCGGAAGTTTGCCAACAGCATCTTCGTCACGGAAGCCGGTCTGCTTCGGAAGAAGGTCTTCCGCAAGCTGCGATTCATCAAGCCTCGTGAGCGTGATGAGGACGGTTACATTTTCGTGGACGGCAAGAAGCAGGGCTGGATGGAAGAGTCCACGTTGGAATACGTGAACATGGCCTCCCAGTACTGGCTCGACGGCATCGGTTTCGACCACTCTTGATAGGGCAACGGCCCGTCCAATAGCTCTATCGAAATACTTGGCGGCTGGCTCGGACGCGGGCCAGCCCCAAGTACAACCAACAAAGGAAACATGAAATGGCAGTCACACTTAGCGATATAGGCCGTAACCTGCTCTGCGATGCGTTCGTGGATGCGTTGGACGGCGGAGAAGTGAGGTTTAGGAAAGATAGCTCAAGCGGAACCGTATGTGCTGTTCTGGTTTTTGGTACGCCAGCATTCGGCGCTGCTTCCGCTGGCGTAGCAACGGCTAACGCCATCACGGCAGACTCCTCGGCAGATGCTAACGGAACGGTAATCTTCGCAACTATACACAAGAGCAATGGCGATCAATTGTGCTATTGCTCCGTGTCCACCACGGGCGCTGACATAAACCTTGACAACAACGTGATCGCTGCGACTCAGGAAGTTGGTCTGGACTCGCTCACGATTACCGTACCGGCGTCCTGATATGGCGACTACGGGCGTACCTCCAATCAAGGTGAAGGTGTCAGGCAGTGGATATGTCCGCTGGCCTGAAGGCAAAGCACCTACCGACAAGGAACAGGCAAAATGACACTCGCAGAAAAGTTGACTGAAATCTCTGGGAAGCCGGGAGTTATCGGTGCCGCGATCATACCGCTGTCGCGCCCTACCGGCTTCGAGACGCTGGACGCCGCGAAGATCTCGTGGTACATCGATGCGGGTGATGGCGTAGCTCGTGGACACAGCGCCGAGTTCCTGATCTCTGGCAAGGACACCCCGCAGGAAACGGTGTACGCCATTGGTAATGCACCCGTCATCTTGCAAGCCGAGACGAAGTTCCTAACGGCACGTACCGCTGATGGCTGGGCCAACCTGACCGCAGCGCAGCAGTTCGCGGCGATTGAGAACTTCTGCAATGGCGTCTACATTGCGGCGAATCCTTCCGCGTCGAACATCCGCGAGTTCAACGTGTCTAACGTCAATACCACAACGATTCGCGTCAGTGGCATGTTCGACATTGGAACCACATGGGAACCGCAGTCGTGGTATGTGCGCCTGATCGATCCCAATGGTGGTGTCGCGGCTCCTTACGCCAATGTAGAGTTACAGAAGATCGTCGGATAGGGGTGCGTCATGGCTTGGTATAATTCGAGTTGGCTTTATCGCCAGAAGATTACTGTGGACGCCACACAAGTGGATGAGGTCTTCAGTCTGCTTCCGATTTATACCAGCAAGCTCAATATGCACTACTTCGACCATGCGAAAGCTGGTGCTGCCGACATCCGCATCACAAGAGCGGACGGCACGACCGAAGTAGCTCGCTACGCGGTAGCCCACGACGCAACAGCGCGCACTGGCTGTATCATCGCCAACGTCTTGGCCGACGTGTCGATCTCGACCAACACCGACTACTACGTGTACTACGGCAACTCTGCTGCGAGTGACTACGCAACAAGCGACACGTATGGTCGAGACGCAGCCTTTGGGGATTACGACGGCGCGTACATGCCGGGTATGACCACGGCGGACCTCACTGGCGGCGGGCGAAACCTAACGGCTGTGAACAGTCCCGGCACGGCAACGTCTGGATATGAAGGGATTACTGCGGCGACGTACAACGGCACGTCGAGTTACCACAATTATACAGGCACGCAGGCTGTAAGCGCGTTGCCGGTAACTACTGAGTCTTTGTTTTACGCAGACAACGCAACCACCGCACCTGTTGTTTTTAGCATCAGCGACGGCGGCGCAAGTCTCTCGACGTTCGGGATACAGCTACGCGGGACCGACGCAGGCGATCCAATTCGTGGATTTACCAAAGGGAACGGCGGCAGCTTTTCCCTTGCGGATTATACCGGATACTCCGCGACAACGTGGTCATATTCGGCGATGACTCGAAACGCCACCACGGGCACTACATATATATACCTAAACGGAAATGCTCCCGGCAGCAATGCAGGCGGGCTTACTGCGCTATCGGGCCTTGACGACCTGTCTATCGGATCTCAGTACTATAGCACTCGCGGCGCTTACCTCGCTGGCCGCGTCGCCGTCGCGCTGCTGTCCGCCAGCGTGCGCAGCGCGGACTACGTGTCCACCATGCAGGATGCGTGGAACTCCTCCACGTTCTGGACGGCTGGCGCTATCGAAACCGAGTTTGGCGGCATGACCGGCTGGCGCTTGTTCCAGACTTCCGCACAGACCGCGCTTGGCGCATCCAACGAGGACTGGTCCAACACCGGGAATGCGCTTACCGTCAATGCGGACGCAGCTACCGTGCCGCTTGACGACGACGGAGTATACGAGTCTGAGACGCTAAAGCTCACAAATCCAGACTATGGAATAACGATACCAAGCGGTCAAAGCGCCTACGACTGCTATTTTAGGGTCCGCCGAAACAGGAGTAGTGGCGCTGGCGCTGATGTTAGGGATCTGAATGTACAATTAATAGACAACACCGGTGCTCTTGTTGGGACAAACCTCGCACATACAGCTACCGATTGGCCGAGTACCGCAACCAATAGGGACTATACGGTTTCTGGCGTAACGCTCGATGAGACCAAGTTTGATTCCGATTCTGGTCTTGCTTTTTCTGTTGATGGCGCAACCACCAACGTCCCCGTAACTGCCTCGGTTATTACGGCGTGGATCAATGTCGAGTGGGAAAGCTCCGGCGCGACCACGGGTGGCGACGGCGCACTCACGCTCCCAGCCCCGCTTGAGATCTCTGGCGCTGGCAGCGTTCCGGTCGTAGGTACGGGCGCACTTAGCCTTCCAGCACTGACCTTATCTGGCGCTGGTAGTGTGCTCGTGGCTGGTTCCGGCAACCTCGACCTTCCCGGCATCGAGATTATCGGCAGTGGTGGCAACGCGGCCATTACCGGCACAGGCAACCTGAACCTGCCCGTCATCGACCTTGCTGGCGCGGGTTCTGTGGTCATCGTCGGTTCCGGCAACCTCGACATTCCCATCATCGAGATCGACGGCGCAGAAACACCCACGACTACCGGCTGGTTCTTGTTCCAAGTTGCGACAGCAGGCGCGGCAAGTTTACCAAGCGTTGTCGGCTGGACAACTCCATCGAACGCACTAGACACAGATAGCGATACCGCATCCGTAACATTCGCTAGTGCTTCTGCTATGCAGGCAAATTCAAGCGAGCTTGTCGTAAGGTTGCCAGTGGGCGTAAGCATACCTGCTGGATCAGTGATCACATCTATTGAATACAGGATAACAAGATATACGAACGACATAACGCCAGTGAGCGTTCTTGACTATGACGTTCGTGCCGTAAAAGGCGGTGTTGCTGCTGGGACCAACATAAAAAACCTAGACAAATGGAGTTTTGGTACAGAAGACGTTTCTTATGGGCCTTCCCTTATGGGGCTTACGTGGGGCGCTGGAGACTTCGGTTCGGACTTCGGGCTTTCTATTACTATCGCGCTTGATAAGTCTGGCTTTGTTAAGACCGCATATATCCAGACGGTATACGGCAAGATCAACTACACGTCTTCGGATGCGATTACTGGCGACGGCGCACTCGAACTCCCATCCATAACGCTGGATACACCGCCGAATCCTACGGGCGGTACTGCCACACTCGAACTTCCGTTGTTCACCATGAAAGGGCACTCGTACAACGCACTTTGCTCGTGCTGCGAGGGATACACTATGAGAACCTTAATCGAACTTCGCCGCATGTTGGTCCAGCAGTCGGGCCACGCAGAACTGGTTGCCGACTATGAGAACGAGGACTGGGCAGACAATGGCGCAGACCACTTCATCCAAGCCGGTCAACGCTTCTGTGACGACCAATTCCAGTACCACAAGAGCGAGGCGTGGTTCTATGCCGCGCTGGCCGCTGGTGAGTCGCTGGTGACGTTCACGAACGCCCGTATCATCAAGCAGGTATGGCTGAACTACACGGGCGGTAATCGCGTGTTGCTGGAGCGCCTGACCCTCGACAAGATGCGCGAGGAGTACACCAACCCGCTGCTTAGTGACGAGACGCAGGGTACACCGGCCTACTGGGTTCCGGCTGTGCTTGGGCTTGCCCCGCAGCAGTACACCGAGACTGCGCTTAGCTTCGACGCCGATGGCATCACGGACCACAACCTGATCATGTTCGGCAATCACTACCCGTACAAGGGCATCTACATCATGCCTCCTGCGGATGGCGACTACACAATTGAGATCAAGGCCGAGTGGTACAGCTACGAGATGTGCGAAGATTCCGACGTGTCCTTCTGGAGCCAGTACCCCGAACTGATTCTGATGGCCGCACGTCGCCAGATGGAGATTGACCTGCACCGGAACAGTACCGGCGCACAAGACTTTGAGGCTCCGTTGATGCGCAGCCTGATGAAGCTCAGCCATAACTTGGTGGCCGAAGAATGGTCCGGCCCGACGAAAGTGAGGGGAGAATGTTGATGCGAGGCAGTATTCCACGGCGGCAACCCGACCCTAATCGGAAGCCTGAACCGCGCCCCATCATCCAGAAGACACCCCAGCAGATCTATCACGACTGCGGTGAGGTGCTTGTGCCTTCCAATGGCGAGGTAAAGGTCTACGAACGTCGCTTCGTTCGCCCCGGTAATATCGAGTACCCATCCATCAACGTGTCCGGACTGAGCAGTGACACCGTGTTCCTGAAGGCCACAGACGGCGTTGAGAGCATTACGCTAGACTACCCGCTGGTGGATGGCCGCAATGACTTGCCCTCGATTCCCGTAGACCCCGACAAGAAGTTCAGTATTTGGCTGGTCCAGAACGACGCCGAGACCCAAGCGGTTATCGATGTCGATGTGGCCTTTGTATTTCAGGAAGCCTGATGGAAAACTACACACTATCCTTCGACGAGGCGCTTCGGGTTGGCCTCAAGAACGACAGCCGGATACCCAACGGTGTTCCGATGCTCGACGTGTGTACCGGACTGCGCCCGACCCGTTTTGGCCTGAAAGACTACCTTCCAATCACGCAGCCCATGACGAACAGCTACCTGACTTCGACACTAGGTGGCGCCCTCGGGTGGCCGTTCCCGCAATTAATTCGTGGCAAGGCCGTTACGCTGCTGTGCTTCGAGTCTTCCGTCTTCGAGGTCAACGAGGCTGATTGGACTGCTACGGCTTTGACGCTGTACGATGCCGCAGACTTTGGCGATACCGTACCGGGAACCGACACCATCACGGCGGGTGGTCCATGGCACTTCATGGACTTCCACGATACGTGGGTGCTGTTCAACGGCATCTCGACCATCTTCAAGACAGCCTACTACACCCATCCCGTCATCCTGAACGACGTTACCATCAAGACGGGCGCGGATATGAAGGGCGGTCGCGCCTACATGGGTGGCTTCACGCCGTCCAACTTCTACGCCCTTGCTGATTGGCCCACGTACTGGAAGGCATTGCTCGACAACTCTCCCGCTGAGATACGGCAGTTGGCCGAAACCATGTCGGGTGGCGCTGGAACCAACTGGGTCTGGTGGTCCACGATTGGTGGCGGCGACCTGCTCTGGCTTATCTCCCGTGACCTATACACGGCAGACACGCGCCCTATTGCGGAGTGCCTGACCAACGGCACGTTCACGGGTGGCAGCACTAGCTGGGACTTCAGTGGCTCTGGCTGGGCTTACGGCTCGAACAACCTTGCTGGTACTGCGACCTCGGGTACGGCATACCAGACTGGCGCGAACATGCAGGTGCCCGTGGTGGCTGGCATGTCCTACAGCATCACCTACACCGTCTCCAGTCGCTCAGGAGGCACGACACGCATCGCGCTTGGGTCTGTCTATGGCACGGCTCGAAGCGCGGACGGTACATACACAGAAACGCTTGTTGCTGCGGCGGATGACGCCAACCTTGGCATCGAAGGCTCGACCTTCACGGGCACCATAGACACCGTAAGCATGAAGCTGGTTCCCACAGACGCCTACAGTGGCACGAACAGCCCTATCCGCGAGATCATGCAGCGCAACGAGTTCGGGCTTGCCCCGATGCCGTGGCAGGGCACTGTGCTTCACCAGAAGCAACTGGGTGATGTTATGATGGTCTACGGCGATGGCGGTATGACGGCCCTTGTTCCGGGTGGCCCCATCGCGACACACGGCATCCGCGACCTTCAGGGTATCGGGCGCACGGTCGGGATTGCTTCGCGCAGCGCAGTAGGAGGAAATATCGATGGGCATGTTTTCGTGGATGCGGCGGGTGAAGTCTGGAGACTCGGACCTAATCTTCAAGCCGAGAGACTGGGTTACGGACATATCTTCTCCGAGTTCCTCACAGACGACATTATCGTTTCACATGACCATCAGCGAAACGAGTTCTACATCGCCGGAAGCCCCGATAGCGCCGAGTGCTACGTCCTAACGGAAACAGGGCTTGGTAAGGCACCGTGGGTTCCGACTTCCGTGTCTTTCTGTGAAGGCGGACTTATCTCCATCCTGCTGGGCGACACGGCTGCGGGCGTTCAGGTAGAGACGAACAAGTTCGGTAGCCGCCGCCGCAAGCAGATAGACCAAATCACCACCGTGACCCTGACGACGGTAGACACCGATGCGACCGGCTGGTCCGTCATTGTCGAGTACCGCTTCCAGAAGTCCAAGACCTTCTCCCAGTCCGCTTCCGTGGCCTGTGATGCCCGTGGTGTCGCCCGCATGAACGTGAGTGGCCTTGAGTTCCGCGTCCTGCTTACGCACCCTGACCGCACCAAGGCTGACTTGGATGCCGTCGAAGTCGAGATGTCCCACGGTGGCCGTCGCAGCCTTTCGCTCTTAATGTAGGATAGACCCATGCCAGAATATAGAGTCGTAGAGGGCCTGACCACAGGTTTGAGGCGAGATAGTCGCCAGAACCGGAATGAGCAGGGCCTTGTCGAGATGAGCAACCTGATTCCGACCGAGTGGGGCGCGAAGCAGGTTCCTCGCTCTATCACGATGCCTACAGGCTCTTCCCCGATAGACTACCCCGTCCTGACTGTGACATGGCCGTTTCCGATGGTGCTACACGACAGCAACAACGTGCTGCTCTGTGACCGCAACGCTATCTACGACGGTACGGTTGAGACGGCTATCCCGCTGGTCGGCTCTTACTCGCTTAACTCTGGCGCTAACGACACATGGGAGATGGCGTCTTTCGAGAAGGACATCTGGTTCCTCGCGAATGGCACCTACCTCGTCTACAAGATTCCCAGCAACCTGAGCGGTTACGCCGATGTGGTGGATGGGTGGCGTCCGCGTACTGTGGCGAACTACAAGGGTCGCTTGGTCCTTGGTGGACTTGGTGGCACGCTTCCGACCAAGCTGACGAACTTCTTCGAGGAATGGAAGGAGATGTACGGCGCTGGTGTGTTCACGCTGGGCGAAGACACGGACCTCAATAGCTCGTGGCTCATTTACTCCAGCGTTGGTGGTGGCGCTCGTGACGTGCCGTTCCTAGACTTTATGAGCATGTTGGACGAGTATGGCGGCAACACTATCTCGACTGATGAGAAAAACGACATGAGCGTCGTGATTCGGGATGCCCTTGAGAGTGGCGAGATTGGGTTCTTCCCCATCCGAAACAAGGGCACCATCCACAGTATCCGGCCCATTGGTGACTTGCTCATGGTCTACACCGACCGTGGCGTGTCCCGCGTGCGCATGACCGAATCTGGGCTAGTCGAGGACGACGTATCCGATTACGGCGTGATTACGCGGCATCAGGTGGGTGGCGACATGCGCGAACACCTCTTCGTGGATGACGCCTCGAACCTGAACCGCGTGGACGAGAACGGTAACGTTACTCGGCTGGGCTACGACGAGTACATGATCTTCGTGTCCGGCACGGGAATGCTTATCTCGCTCGATCCGTTGGAGCGGTTTTACTCTATATCTGACGGTACTTATGGGTTTATGTATACGCGAACGGGACTCTGCAAGACGCCCTGCATGATGCCTACAAGCCTCTGGCGGGACGGTACGCTGTATGGACCGACCCTTGAGACTACGGGCACGGCTGCGACCATCGAGACGGACATCTTCGACGGTGTGTATCGTGGCGTCCATGAAGTGGTCTACGTCCGCATTGCGGCTACCGACACCATTGGCTGGACTGTGGCTGTGAAGTGGCGGCTGAATAAGGGCGACAACTTCACCACGGAAACCGCAGTGGCCTTCGATGACCGAGGCGTGGCCCGTGTGAAGACTTCCGGTATCGAGTTCAAGCTACTCCTGAGTGCCAGCAACCGCGCCCTTGCCGACTTGGAGCGTGTGGAGATTGAGATGCGCCAAGGTGGCAAGAAGAAGCTGAGGCAGTTGATCTAATGCAAGAACTGAACTTCAGAATCAGAGAAGCCCTCCAGAACGGGATCCGTCGCGAGCCTACGCCCACGGCGAACATCGCGTATCTGGAGTCTTGCCAGAACCTTGTGCCGCGTCAGGGTGGCTTGGCTACGGTTCCGACCTTTGCCCGTCCCGGCGACATGGAATCGCAGCCCAAGAACTTCCCGTTCCCGCAGATCTTCAAGGGCGACAGCATCCGTGTCAGCCTTGGCGAGACGACGGTACGCACCCTGAGCCAGTACTTCAGCGCATCCAGCGACGTGACCCTGAACCTGCGTGCGGGTGGCACGGGCACGATTACGAAGGGTAGCTTGTGGCAGTTCGAGTCTTTCACGGACAATTACTTCGCAAGTAACGGCCAATCCATGGTCTACAAGATCCAGTCCGACGATGGGGATACCTACATCGCAGACTCGTTTCTGGCGCAGACCGTGGGCCGTCACGACTACCGCGTGATGCTGGGTGGCTTGTCTGGTTCGTGGCTTACCGGCGCACGCTGGGTGGAGTTCTTCACGGCATGGCGCGAAACCCATGCGTCCCAGTCCGTGGTGCATGACGCCTTGACTGCCGGAACCTCGTGGGTCATCTACGGGGAGTCTGGTGGTGGTGCGACCGATACACCCTTCTACGCTTTCGCCTGCGCGTGCGGGCTTTACGGCACTACCGGCTTTGACGACGCGAAGGAAATCATATGGGACTCGCTGGAGCGTGGGGATATTGGCTTAGTACCTGTTCGCAAGGTGTCCAATATTCGGGCCTTGAAGCAGCTGGGTTCACGGATGCTGGTTTACGGCGACAACGCCATCTCGGAACTGCGCCAGATCGACGGCGGGTTCCAAGAGACGCTGGTGTGCGACTTCGGCATTGGCGGTCGTGGTTGCGTGGGCGGCGATGACCGCAGACACATCTTCTACGACGGCGTAGGTCAACTGTACTCGTGGTACTCCAATCAGGACCGACCAGAGCGCCTTGGCTATGCGGCAATCTTTTCCCAGTACCTGCCGGAACGTACCGTCATCACCTACGACCCCGTGGAGAACGATGTCTGGATTTCGGACGGTGGCCTGACCTACGTGCTGACCGATCAGGGTCTGGGTGGGCCAATGAGCCAGCATCCAACCAGCATGTTCCACGATTCCATGTACGGCCTTGTAGGCATGTACTCCACGGCCCCAATCGATTCGTGGTCGGTCCAGTTCTCGAACTTCGACATGGGCCACAGGGACTTCAAGCACTTGGTCCTCGCTCAGGTCATCGGTGACGGCTACCGCAGGGCTTCCGCAAAGACCAGTGGCACCACGGACGTTACGGGCGTGTCCCGCTCGACGCCGTGGGCACCCATAAACAAGGACGGCGTTACATTCCCGTCAATGTCATTTATCGAGGGTTCTGTTACAATGCGGGGAGACGGTGATGATGTGAACATTTCCGCGATTGAGATCAGATACCAGAACGAAGGCCGCAAGTACCGACGCGGTACGTCAGGAAGCCCCGATGGCGATTAAGTGCTTATTCACACCGCTCAGGATACACAAGATAATGGACTACAGTACGTTCTGCTTCTTGTGCCCATGCCGAGCATGTCGTGAGCACGTCGCGTTTTTCCGTAGGCGCAGGCGATTCGAGAAGATGTGCGACAATAACCTTCTCGCGCATATGTGTGCGGTAGAAGAGATGACGGATGAGCAGTTTCTCGAATTTGTGAATAGGGAATAAGATGGCGATTAAGGACAAGATGGTCAACGATGTGCTCTTCCAGCGACTTCAGCCCCTCGCGGTGTCGAAGTACTGGAGCCTCATCCAGCAGTGCTTGCTTGACTCGCTTTCCGGCCACAAAGCAGCGCAGGGCTACCAGCAACGGCTCATGGCTGCGGTTCAGGCCGACCGGATTCAGGCGTGGTCTGCTATCGCCAAGGGTGACGCGCCCGTGCTGATGGGCATGGTGTTCACCCAGAAGATGACCGACCCGCTGCTTGGGACGTCCGAGTTGCTTATTTATGGCCTTACCATCAAGGCCCAGATGGCGCAGGAAGCCTACGCGCATTGCCTTGCTGAACTGGAGGCTTACGCCAAGGCGCAGGGTTGCCACAGCCTCCGTGCACAGACCAAGGTGAACGGCGTGAAGCGTCTTCTCGAATCCAATGGCTGGTCTAACGGCGTGTGTACGCTGACAAAGGAGATTTGATATGTCTGGTGGCGGAACAGCAGTACCGAGTTATCCCGGCTATATCCAGCAGACCCACACGTCGCTGCTTACCGGCGAGACTTGGACGACCGATGGTGCTGGAGGCGGAACTATTCCGGCCATGGCAGACCCCAATCGCTGGGGCAACGTCATGGACGCCATGCTTTTGGCGACATCCGGCATTGGTGGCTCGCCCTATGCTGCGATTACGGCCTACGACCCTGCTGATGACCTTCAGTTGGTTCAGGACCGCTACGACGAGTGGGCTACGGACCTTGACGCTATCGACCCGTCCGCACTTATGACGGAATGGGTGGGTGATGCCGTTACTTTGGCGACGACGTTGGTGCCTACTGCCGAGATTGACGATGCTGTGAATGCCTTCGAGGCCCGTAGTCAGGCCGCGTACATGCGTAATGTGTCGCGCTTCGCTTCGGGCATGTTCGACATTGGCGCGGTGATGACCTCCCAGTTTGGGATGGGTCTGGCGCAGATGGAACTTGACCGTCAGGACCAGCTGAACGACATGGACGGACGGCTTCGGCTTCTGGGTGAGCGTGAACGCAGCGAGACGGCACGGGCCTTGACGGGGCAGTTGTCGCAGATATACCTGTCCAAGTTGCAGGAACAGCGTGCCGGTATCGGTGGTCAGTTGGACATCTCCCGCATTGCCGCTTCTATGTATCAGGACCAGATTGGGCTTGATCTGGAATACGAAGTGAAAGACGCTACATGGGACTTGGAACTGTTCCAGTACCCAATGAGCAATATCGGCGCGTTGTCTGGCGCACTTCAGACCTACAAAGCCCAGACCAAAGGCGAACGGCTCGCGGCCAACATTATGGCGTCTACGTCGTTCGGGCTTCAGGTCGGCACAGCAATGGGTTCTCCGGCTGCTGGCGTGGTTGGTGGCGTGGGTCTTCTGGCGACACAACTACTTACAGGGATTGCGTGATGGATATATCGCAATGGTTCAATAAGCAGTTCTCGCCAGTAACCAACGGGCTTCGACCAAGCAACTATGTTGGTCGCACATGGGAAGAGATTGGTGAAGATTGGATGCGACTGAACGGCCTGCTTGAAGGCTATATACCAGAGGATAAACGACATGGCACTTGACGCACAAAAAGCACTACAACTCTCCGCGCTGCTCGCCATGACGGCACAGCAGTTCTCGGTGAACAACCCCGGCCAGCAGCAGTTGGCGCAGGGGCTTCTGGGTTCCGCACAGGCTGGCATTCAGGCGGAGGCGCTGAAGAAGGCCAAGAAGGAGCAGGAGAAGAAGGAGAAGGGTGCCTTCGGTGGTAAGGTCGGTTCGCTGCTTGGTACTGCCGCTGGCATTGCGCTTGCGCCCGTAACTGGCGGCGCTTCCCTCGCCCTCGCTGGTGCTGCTGGTGGCGCTTTGGGTGGTGCTGCTGGCACTGCGCTTGCTGGAGGCTCTCCTAGTGGCTCTCAGGCCCTCACAGACGGCATTATGGGCGGCATGAACGCCTACCAGTACGGCAAGTCCAGCCAGTTCGCACAGCCCGACAACGCTGCGGCTGAACGGCCCCTGACCGAGACGCTTCTTGGCAAGTCCACGATTCCGCCAGTAGCGACCCTGCCATCCAATCCCGTGGGTCTTCGTCCGACCAGTCCCGTGTTACCCAACGGCGCACGCGCTATCCCCATGCAGGGCGGTATGCACCCATCGACCAACAACGCCATGAACGCCGCACAGAAACCCGTAGGCTTCGGTCAGCGGTTCCTCGGTGGCATCGCTCAGGGCCTCGGCATCGAGCAGCAGCGCCGCGTGGTACGCAACCCTGACGGCACCGTCGATCTCTATTAAGGAGCAAGCAATGCAAGTACGTGACCGCCGCACCGGCCAGATGGTTGAGCTACCAGACGAGTACGATGACGACCAGATTCTGGGCCATTTCAGCGCACAGGGACAGCAGGCCCCGAGTCTGGCGCAGTCCTTCATTGGTGGCATCCAGCAGCAAGCGGGTTCCCAGATAGCCCAGCAGCTTGCGCAGGGTCCGGCCCAGAGCACGCTGCCCAACATCGGTGGTGGCGCTATGGTCGGGCTTACCCCGCAGCAGGCGCAGTTCACGTTGCAGAGCGCACAGAACGCGAACGTGGACTCCATGCAGCAGAAGATGGAGCAGCAGCGCCAGACCCAGCAGAGTCTTGAGTCCGAGAAGGACCGTAGCCAGCAACTCAAGCTCCACAAAGAGAACCTGAAGAACATCATTGCCGAGCGCAAGATTCAGGCTGATCGCGACAAGTTCGAGGCCGAGGTTCGCGCCGAAGAAGGTAAGCTAAATCGTGGCCTTAGCGAAAGGCTTGCTACGCTGGATAATACCTTGGCTAGAGACAGGATGAAGCAGGGCGGCGAGCAGTTCGACAAGAATTACAAACTTGACGAGAAGGCCCAGAGCCTTGATGAGCGCCGTGTTGGCATCGCTGAGCAGGGTCTTGCCTTGGATCAGAAGCAGATGGAGGCGGATGGATGGCAGCAGACTAACGTCATGCGCGACAACCCGGAAACTGGCCAGAAAGAGGTGTGGGTGGCGTACACCAAGCCGGGATTCAAGCCGGAATACGTGTCCCAAACTCCGACAACTGGCAAGTCGCTTGACATCGTTGATCGCCCAGACCACCCGCAGGTATACAAGTCCGCTGAGACCATGTTTAAGTCAATCGTTGACCAGAACAACCAGCTTCCGCCAGATCAGAGACAGTCTATTCCTGACATGCAGAACGATGCGCTTGTGTTTTCTCGTGTCCAGTACGGCCAGAAGCCATTCGTCAACCAGCGGGAGATGGATGTCTTCATTGATTCGGACAAGAAAAAGCAGCTTGCGTATATGCGCTCCGAGCAAATTATGGCGACGGGCGATGATGCCTACCAGCTTACGCCTGAAGAGATAGCACAGGCTGAACTTGACGCAAAAACAAACGCGCTTGACCTTGCCGGTATCGAGTATACCGTTGTGGATGGTCGAATCAAGTTCCCGGACAATGCTGCACCAGCTATGACATCCACACAGCCAGCAGCCGCAGCACCTTCGCAGCCAGCAGCACCACCCATGCTGCCACCAACTCCGGGAGTCTATCCGGGGTACACACCGCCACAGGCCGCAGACTGGTTCACGATGACACAAGGCGCAGGTAAGCAGTAAAGGATATGAAATGCCCTCCTACTTCTCGGAAGAAGAGTACAGCAAAATACTCTCCAGCAAGCCCAAGTCTGCCCCGGTAGGGTCTGGTAGTCAAGGCTCAATAAACCTTGATAAGTTGGGCGATACGGTAAGTCGCGAGGAGTACGATAAGCTAACGCCCGATCCTCCCTACGTTGCGCCAAAGCCACAGCCAGCCATATCCAGAATGGCGGAAGGCGCTAAGGGCCTTGCTCGCGGCACCCTAGAACTCGCTACGAGCATTGGTGGCGCTGGCGTAGAGGCCGCTGGTCAGATTGGTGCTGAATCAATTGATGCTGCCCGTGCGCCACAGGCGTTTCCCGGCATGACTGCGGAACAGTTCCAGCAGATGACCGAGGCACGCAAGGCCCAGACCCCGACGCAGAACCCATTTGAGGGCCAGACCGAGGTTGCCCAGCAAGTATTCCGGCCCGACCGTCCATCATTGCAGCCGGATCCGCGCACGACTCCAGAGAATGCTCCCTACATCCAATGGGGCGGTCCCGGTGGGTGGGTACCAACGCCACAGATGGGCGTTGCCCAGCAGGCTCGTCTCTTCGGTGAAGCTGGTAGTATGGCTCCCGCTGCTGTCGCCACGATTGGTGCAGCCGCTGCCACAGGCGGTATCGGACCCGCAGGCGCGTTTGCTGGTGGTGCCATGGGTGGTGCTATCGAGGGTTTGTCCGAGTACCAGCAGGTTCTGGAGAGTGGTGGTAAGCCAGCCGATGCCTTGCGTGCCGCTGCCGTCATGGGCGCTGGCTCTGGTGCCCTGAACGCCATCCCGTTTGTGGCCTACAGCACGAAGTTCCTGCCGAAAGGTATGCGTAACTCCGTGGGCAAGGCCATGATTAGCTTTGTGGCTGAGGGCGCTACCGAGACTGCGGAAGGTGGTGTGTCCGCCATTTCGCGCATGAACAAGCTACCCAAGTCCGCCGAGGAATGGGCAGAAGCCTATCGCAAGGTCGAGCAGGGCGTCATTGACGAGAGCAACGTGTTCCTCGTGGCTGGCCTTATGGGTGGCGGCACGTCCATGCTGTCCAAGGACGACACGCAGCCCCAGACACCACCTCCAGCACCTACGGCTACTGAACCCAATACGCCAAGGTACGACCCTCGTGTCACACCCGGTCGCCCTGAAGACAACACCGACCTCGATGAACTGGAACCGGCTATCCGTGACTGGTTACTGAACACGTCGGACCAGACGACCATCAAGATAAAGGGCAAGACGTACAAGGGCCGCGCCAAGGTATCCGAGGCCCCGCCACAGACCCGCGACGATGCCATAGACGTGACAGCTACACCCGTCGATAGCTTGCGTCCCGGCCCCAACGCGCCCACGCCCAACGCCTACGACAGCTTTGAGGACGATTTTACCCCGTGGGTACCCCAAGAAACGCCTGTAGCGGCCCCTGAAGCCACAAACTCACCCGCGCCCATAGTTCCTGCGCCCGAACAGCAAGTCGCACCAGAAGCCCCTGTAGAGCAGCTTTCTCCCGAGTACCAAGCCTTGCTGGACGAGAACCCCGAACTCGCTGCGTTGCTCAATGCCGCGATGCAGCAGCCCACGGCAGAGCAGACGGCGCTGGAGCAGTCCATTCTCGGTCAGGATCTCATCGACAGCCGTGAAGCCAAGCCGCCAGTGGAGGTCCGCAAGCCAGCCCCGCCGCTGATTGAAGCACGCCCCGTGCTGGATGTCGGTCGGCCCGTGGAAGAGCAAGCGCCAGAAGTTGCCGGTAACGCACGTATCGTCGGAGAACTCCCAAGTTCTGGGTTGGTTGTCGCGAATGTTGGTGTTGATGGGAATATCTATGTCGGCAAGCCCGGAGATCTCCACTTCATGGTGGACGAGAAGTACTCCACGGCAGTTACTGGTGGTAGGCTCACCAACGAGGGCGAGGATGTTTGGGCTGAAGAAGGATTCATTGGTCCTGACGGCAAGTTTCTTTCTCGCTCAGAAGCGTTTGAGCTTGTGAAAAACGAGAAGGGCTTTAATCCACAGCGAGCAGATCGCGGTGGCGCTTCAACCACCAAGGAACTGGATGCGCTGGATTACCAATCCATCTCTTCGCCAGAACCCCAGACCGCCCGCGAGAAGTTCCTGTCCCGCGTGTCTGTCCGCGCCCAAGACCGCCCACGCCCCGGCAACCGCACGCCCGAGCAAGTGCCGTCGCCTGAAGTCAGGGCTACGGTGCGCGATAAGTACCCGAAGGCTGAGACTGCTGTAGAACAACCCGCCCAACCCGCCGCTGAGTGGCTTGGCTGGCAACCTATGGGCAAGGGCAAGCCCGCAGTGCCGTTCTATAACATCCCGAGCCCGACTGGTGGCATGACATCCGTGAGCGCGGAGACTGCCGCAGCGCAAGGGTACAGCGTGCCGGAGCCGCCAGTGGAAGCTGTGGAAGCGAAGGTTGATACCATATCCGGCAAGATGGATCTGGATGAGTTTGATGCCAAGGGGTACGCACCCAATGAGGTAACTCGCAGTGAGTGGGTATCGCTACAGCGAGCTAATCGTCGCAAGCTAGGGCAACCAGAAGAGTCTGGGACTAAGTATGCTCCATATGCGGACTACGAAGAATATCACCGCGCCGATGTGGAACGCGCTCTCGCTAAAGGCGAAGAGATTGACGATAGAGTCCTCGCGGACTACCCAGATCTTGCCAAGCCCACGCAGCCTCTGACCGCTACCGCGAACCGCGCAGCCATGCCCGAACAGCGCGAGGGCACGAACTACGAGAAGACGCTCGGCGCGATTGGCGATACGCTGGCTGGGAATAAGGGCGTGGTGGCAGATGTGGCCCCCACCTCCAAAGAAAAGCTCGCTGCGAAGGTCGAGGCGGTGAAGTCCCCAGCCCCCACGACGCAGGAGAAGGTGCAGGCGCTGCGGGAGAAGGCGGGCGAGAAGCCAGCGGTATCGCAGGAGTTACCCGATAAGCCTTATGTCGTATATGGCCCGATTACCGTTGGTGGTAAGCCCAAGTACGCCGTGCGCTCCAAGGCCATGCACCCGAAGGGTCTGTATGAGTCACTATTCGACACAGTAGAAGAGGCCAAAGCTGAAGCCGTAGCGGAGCGCAAGCGCGATGAGGCGAGCGATGCGTTTGATGTGGAGCAGGCCCAGAAAGCCGAAAGCGAAGCGGCCATATCTGAACAGCGAAAGTCTGACACGATGGGTGGATTCCTTGATGGTATGCCTCCAATGCGTCAAGAGCTTATTCGCAAGCAGATGGAGCGCAAGAAGAGCATTAAGGGCAAGTTCGTTTCTGTCCGCGAGTACATCGACTCCCTATTTGATAGCGGAAATCTCAAGGTCAGCACGATAGAGGAAAACAAGAAGAAGGAACCGTCGCGTCGTGCGTGGAACCAGATGGACAACAGCGAGCAAGCTTTTGTTCGCCGCGAGATAGAGAAGGCCGGAAAGAAGACGACCTACTTCATTGGCGACTTCAACGCTGAAGGTGGCGTCGATCTAGGTAAGACCGCCTACGACTACGCGCAGTTCCGTCTTGCCTCAGAAGCCATTGCAATAGAAGGAGTTACAGATGTTACCGAAACAGATTTCGGGAACATCCAACCCTCACCCGCGCCCGCGCCCAAGCGCACGAAGGCCAAGGCTCCGAGCAAGTGGCTTGGCGGTATGGATGTCGCGGAAGATGCCAAGAAGCCCAAGCGCGGTGGCGACGAGGCTGGCTACATCAATCTCGGCGCTATTGCTGAGATCGGCTCCAAGACACTCGAAGCTGCGACCAAGCCCGTGGTGTTCGAGCAGGGCTTCGGTGCTGCAAAGCCAGCCGTCGCAGAGCGTAGGGCCAAGCTCAAGTCGTTCGAGTTGCGCGGCAAGCACATCGCCATGGACTTCGATAACGGCTTCCGCAAGCTGTACAAGCGCATCAACGACACCGGACTCATAGGCAAGGCGAAGGGTAAGCTATTCAACCGGATTGCCGTCATCCCAGACAAGATCGTCAACCAGTTGAACGACTACCTCGAAGAATCAGACCCCGACATGAAGGCGGAACTCCTCATGGAACTGCCGCCCGAACTCAGGCAACCCGCCGTGAAGATGCGCGAACTCGTGGACAACATGACGGACTACATGCTGTCTCTGGGCATCGTGGAAGACGAGCAGGGCATTGCGTTTGCCGACAACAAGGGCGTGTACCTGCGCCGTACCTACGACATTTTCACGGACCCAGACTTCCGTGGCCGTCGTGACCCGCGCCTGAAGGAAACGCTGCGCAAGTGGTTAAAAGACGAGAATCCATCCTATTCAGACAACAAGATCAACGGCATCATTACTGACCTAGATGGCGTTGGCCTGAGTGCGACATCCACGAACAACATGATTGCCCGTGGCAAGGCTTTGGGCCAGATGGACCGCCGTACCCTCGGCAAGCGCGAGGACATCCCGCAGGAGGTCATGGACTTCTGGGGTGTCAGCCGGAACGGCTACGACCGATTCCTCGACACTATCAATTCCCAAGCCCATATCATTGCGAACTACGAGTACCTGTCCAACCTTGCCGAGAACCTTAACGGAATATCAGTCGCTACGGCAGACATGATCAGGGACATCGAACGCGGCACATATACGGGCGATAACGCCGACGAGATAATGTCTTGGCCCCGCCTGAACGACGCAGAAACCGCGATGGCTATCAAGAAGGAAACGCGCAAGAAAACAGTAACGAATAAAGAGCAGGCCATCGCTACCGCCCTCGACAAACTGAGCAAGTTGCCGGACTCCGCGAAGAAGACCGAGCTACTGACCAAGCTGCGCGACGATGCGCTCATGCTTAAGCTGGGCCTGAAGCGCGACAAGGCTGGTGTCATGTCTGTGGACCCCGATAACCTTGAGTCTGCCGCGAAATACATCGAAGACCTGACCGCCGAAGTCAGTAGCCGGAGGAAGAAGAAGGATAAAGAGAGCGCCAAGCTGCGCAGGGACTTGGACAAGTACACGCGCCAGTACAACAAGGCTGAAGGCGCTGCTGCGACCGACGAGAACCTGCCCAACATGTTCGGTTCCTTCGGGCCTCTTGCCGGTGCCCGTATCCACCCCGACCTAAAGAAAGCACTACAAGACGCGCTGGCTATCAAAGAGCGCAGTGAGTTCGTGGACGCGCTTCGTGGTATCAACTCCCAGATGAAGCAGAACGTCACGACGCGCAACCCCGCCTCGGCTGTACGCAACCTGACTTCCGGCTTCGACTTCTCTATGGCTAACGGCTGGATCCTGTACGGCAACAGCGTCAAGCGCCTTGGTGAGGCTATGGCAATTGCCAACGTGGACATCTCACGCAACCACGACCCGAAGTTCCGGGAATGGTATCTACGTGCCGCTGCGCTTGGTGTGTCTGCGGATACCGTAGTCATTGGCGACATCACGGCTACGGCCTCGAATGCCAAGAAACCCAAGTTGATTCGTGACTTCATCAAGGCATACCCCGAGATAGCTAAGGCCATGGGTGGACCCGACGCTGTGGCCCAGAAGCTGTATCAGGCTGGTGACGACGTGTTCAAGATCTTCGGATGGCTTACCGAGACAGAACACCTGATGGACATCGGCATGTCCCGCAGGGAAGCCGAAGTCGAAGCCGCGCAGCGTGTGCGCAACCAGTTCCCGACCTACTCCGAACTGCCCAAGTGGGCGCAGTGGTTCAAGGCGTCTCCCGTGGTGGGTCCGTTCGTGGCCTACAAGACCGAGACGTACCGCACGGCGTACAACACGGTGGTTCAGGCCGTCACTGAAGTCAAGAACAAGAACCCAGACAAGGCAATCCGTCGCAAGATACAGCGCATGGGCTTCCGTCGCTTGGCGGGTATCGGTGCTGCCAGCATCAGCCGTAACTCAATCAAGATCATGCTTCTGGCTATGCTGGGTATCGACCCCGATGATGAAGAGGCTATCCAGATGGCTGCGCCCGTGTTCTATCAGGACCACACCATCGGTATCACCAAGGCCAACAAGGCGAAGGGCCTGTACGAAGGCTACAATCTGTCCACCTCCGATGCCTACAACGTCCTGAAGGAACCGATGTACGCCGCGATACGTGGTGAAGGCGTGGGTGAGACGGTCGGTAACGCCGCAATTACCATCGGACGCGACTACATCTCACCAGAAATGGGCGCATCCCTCATCGCTGAATTACTAACAAACATCCAAGGCAAGTCCAGCACTATCTTCAAGAAGAGCGACACAGCTGGCGAGAAGTGGCTGAAGTCCGCCATGCGCGTGGGCCTCGATGTCGGTGTTCCCGGTGGCGCTCGTGGCTTCCTGAAGGCTGAGACGCCCGAAGACATGATTAACGAGACGGTCACGCAGTTTACCGGCCTTAAGACCATCAAGATCGACATGCCCAACGACCTGCTGTACAAGGCCCGCGCCCTGACTGCCATTCCTCGCGAGCAAGCCACGGATGTGTACAAGTACCTTCGCGCCAAGGACAAGGACGGTGCCAAGGCCGAGATTGCCAAGGTCAACGCCACGCGCAAGGACCAGTTCATGGTCGTACACAAGGCGTACAGAGCTTACGCTTCGGCTGGAACGAGAGCAGACCTGCTTGACGACGCATTGAAGCAAGCAGGTCTGTCTCAGAAATCAATTAACAGCGTGAAATACGGCCTGTACGAGGACTGGGAAGGCTCCAAGCCTATGAAGGAGGCGCTGGGTCGGTAGCCTTCGCCTTCTCGTGCTCAATCAGCTTACTCAGATAGTCCTGCGCCTTCGCGAGATCCATCAGCGGCATGCCCTTGTACGGATACCGCGTGATGTACTTCAGGATGTTCAGCACGCACGCGCCACGGAACTCCGCTGTGCCCATGGCCTCGACGTACTGGCACGGGTCGATAGCGCCGACTTTGTAGTGCGAGTTGTCGGGCTTGGCTGGAATTGGTTTACATTTTGGGTTTGCACAATCTTTTCCGCCGATCTTCTGTTGCTGTGTAGCGTCACCGCAGTTCGGGCATATGTAGTATTGAGCCTTGCTCATCGTTGCATCCTCTGTAGCACCTCGCACTCCGCAAGACTCCTTGCGCGGTACTTGGCTGGTTCGCGTCCGTCGAGGTGGAAGTGCTTGCGTACTTGCGCCTCGCTCCATTCGTCTCTCTCGTACTTCACGGGTGCATCCATGTCCGCAGGTCGCTCTGCAAGGCCCTGTGGTGGCGCAGGAGGCACGATACGGGACTTGGCCCTCTCTTCCTCCAGCTTGGCTTTAGCGCGGGCTGCAATGACATCCTTGCACTCTTGGCTACATATCCTGTGGTTTGGGCCTTTCTGCGGAAACACAACCCCACAGATTGGGCACTCCCTGTCGCCGCATGACGCAACTCTAGCCATGGCTTGCCTCCGCGTCGGCACGCAGTTTCTGGGCGAAGCGGATAGCCACGTTCGCCACGTCGTAGAGTTCGGCTTCTACCTGCCAGTCCTTGCGGGCGTGCATGGCGTCCATGACCTCCCAGACCTCCAGCTTGAGCGCACCGATGCACTCAGCTTGGTTCTTGACGGGGCCGTACTTGCGCTCGGCCTTGTCCATGCGGAAGTTGATCTCGTTGATTGTGTGGTCCGTAATCATTTCTTCTGCCATCCCTTCAGTTTGCGTCGTTGGTGGTGGTTAGTGTGTCCGGCGCGGTTTTTCTGCCTGTGGTGCGCGGTCGCGGCGCGGTTGATGTGCGCGAGGTCGGCCCAGAACTGGTGCCAGATGCGGGCGAGGGTGGTCATGGGCGCGACTCCAGCTTGCGGCCAGCGCGGTAGCCCGTGGCAATGCCACACACAAGCCCGATGAAGTACGAAGCGGAACAGAATATTCCACAGATCATGAAGTCTATCATCCCTTATACCCCGCGTGAATCATTTCGGCAATGACGCGCAGGCAGTCGATTGCCTCACCGGGCAGGCTGTTGGCGTCTACTATATTGCCGCACGTCTTGCAATGACATATGAGTCGCCTACCTCCGTACTCGCTCCATTCAGTGCGTTCGCCGTTGATTATTTTGTAGCTCCCTTTTTCGTAACTTTCTTCGCTCGTGTTCACTGGCACAAGCGCTTTGCACTCGTAGCACCAAGCGGCGACTTTGCGCGGCAGTAGTTTCTTGGGCGTCATCACTCCCGGCCCTCCGCGATGGCGCGAAGCGCTGCCACCTCCTCGCAGTACTCACATTCCATCGTGCGTTCGTGGTCGCGGTCGAATTCGCAGTAGCACTTCAGTTCGGCTGTTCGGATGTGCTCCATAACCACCGCATCCAGCCGCCGCTGGAGTTCGTCCCGCTCGGCCTCTGCGTTGTAGCGCAAATGCATTTCTTCGAGGCTGCGCTGGTAGTGGTCGGTTGTCTCCAACTCCGCAATCCTGTCGTGCAGCGCCTTCGCCTCCAGACTAATCTGCGGGTCGAGCGCGTCTCGTGCTGCACAGCCGAGCAGCTTGCACACGGCGAGGTACGGGTTGTCTTCATCCTCCTTCGAATAGGTCCAGTTGACCACAGCGGCATCGATGACGGCCAAGCGCCACTTGTCGCGTTCGGCGGTCAGCGCGTCGATGTCGGCGCGGGCGTCCTCAAGGTCTTTACGGTACAGTATTGCGAAAGCCTTGTTTTCTTGCCGCTTCCAGTCGAGCCTCTTCACCTCTTCTTGTAGTTCGTCCCGCTCGGCTGCGATTCGGTCGCGCTCGGCTGTAAGCCTATTGCATTCCGCGAGAAGCACTACGGCATTAGCGCTTGCGTTTTCTTTACGTTCTCTGTTTTTTGGGACGCCATCAGCAGGAGTACATTCGTAGCATGTTCCTGCCTTATGGTTGAACACTCGCTCCCTGCCGCACTTTGGGCATGTAGTAACCCAAGCCATCACTCATCCTCCCATCGTTCGAGGCGGACGGGCTGGACGGTCACGTCATACGGCACCGCCACGCGGTTGTTGTTGGTTATGTCTACGATGTCCCGCGTGCCCGGATGGTTCACCCACACCCGCCCATCACGCAACACGAACTGCGTCGGGTAAAGATCCTGCGGCTGGCACGCCTCCCCATCCCGAACCACCCGCAGGCTCTCAGCCTTCACCTGGGCGAGTTCGGCGCGCAGTTCATCCACCTCGGCGGCGAGGGTGCGGGCGAGGTGCTGTAGCGCATCCGACTCCACGCGGAAGTTTTCAGCACAGTGAAGGATGCTCTTAATCGTTTGTTTTGTCTCGTCCAGTCTGCTCATTCGTCCTCCTTCAGCGCGGCGATCACGCGCTCGGCTGCTTGTTTGGCTGCTTTGATCGTCGGGCAACAGCGGTAGATGCACCACGGGCCGTGTATGTTGAGTAGGTACTTCTCCGACTTTGGTATGCGCGTCTTGCAGTGCAGCGTGTACGTCGGGGTGATTTCGATTTCGTAGCCGCCTTCCGTGGCGACATGGGCGTCGTAGTTGCGGGTCCAAATCATAACTGCGTGCCTCCCGCGCTGGGCTCCGGCGCACCGGTGTCCGGCTCGTCATAGGGGCTGGCGTCGAGCATGTCCATGATCTGCGTGGTCGTGAAGCTACGCTTGAGGTCGTCAACCATCCACTGGCCCTGCACTGCGTCCATATGCACGCCCGCCTTGCCCGTGGGCGCGGTTGCAGGCGGCGCGGTGTACGTCAGGCCGGGGATCTCCCACTGGGCCTTGTCGGGGTTCCATACTTCCTCCTGTAGCCGCACGTAGGCCCAGCGGAGAGGCGTGCCCCACTTGCTGCCGTTGA